GCTTGGAAGTCCTTTAACTGAGCCATCAGCTCACGGATAGCATCGTTAATACCTGAAGGCGCACACCCTTCGGCTATGTTGATTCCATCAATGTCTGTGTTGTTACCAGGCGTTGCTGAAAATTCTGAGATTTTTGTCTTCGGCATGATTTACTCCGTTATTGGATGCCCATAAGGTTTTTTTGCTGTTCTTCCAAGTCTTGCAAGGACAGAAGGCCACGAATTGTCGTTGCTGGCAAAGCCCTAAATGGCCCACCAATTACATCTGGAGTCCTGCCCATCCTCATGATGTTTGCCAAATCCTCAACAGTACTACGCCGCATATTTGTTGCCGCGACTCGTGATGCAGCAGACCCAAGCGCCATAGGGATTCCAATTTGCGGGGCAAGGACACTAGCGCCACCCGTAAAAATTCCACTGACAGGGCCAGTTGGCGCAAATCTTCCAAAAAACTTCAACAGGTTTTGAGTTGTCCCACCTTTGGCGGCTTGCTCAATCGCTTTACGCTCATCAGCAGTAAACAAACGCATTTTCTTGTCGTTCTTTGCTAATTGACGCAACTGCTTTGCCAATGAGTTTTCTTCACCTGACTGAGTAAATTTACTCACATCAAGTTTTGCTTCATCAAGCATATCTTCAAAAACTTCAGACTTCTTCATGCGCGAGTAAGCATTTCTTGCTTCATCCCACGCCTGTCCAACAGCTTTTACATCACCTTTTAGAATGTCTGTTTTTGGGACATTCATTAGATAATTGTCATACTCATCTAAAAGAATGGATGCCAATCTACGTTCTTCAGGGTCTGTACTTTTCTGACCAGCCTTAATCATTTTTCTCAAGGCTTGCAATTCAGTCCAATCTTTTGGCTGCTCTGTCGCAGTCAATTCATCAATAGCGCCGCTGATTTTCGGGTATGCCTTTGGCGTATATCCTTCTTTTCTGAGATTTTTTGCAACATCAGACATTGATTTTGAAAAAGCATCGTTATTCAGTTCGATGCCAGATTCTTCAAGGAACTTATATCGCTCAGAAGCAATCCGATCAAGTGTTGCAGCAGGCAGTGCTTGCTCACGTTGAGGCCGCTTCACTGAACCGGCAGTACCAGTCGCAAGTGTTGTTGCCATGCCTGCCAATGGACTTCCAGTTGCCTCTGTTACTGTTTGCCCCGCCATCGTTGCTGTAGGAGTGACAACAGCCTGTGTTCCAGGCGCAACAGCCATTTGGCGAGAAACCCCACCGGCAACAGTTGGTGTTAATTCAGTGCCACGGCGCACAAACTCGGGAATTGTCCTTGCCACACCAGTTAACGACTCAAGGCCACCAGAAACAACCCTTTCTGTTGGCGTTTGAGTTTCTGGCGCAGCAGGAACACCAGCAGCAGTCATCAGATTCTGAATTGCCTGAGATGCTGGAATCAATCGTTTGTCTGTAAATGGTGATGCGATCAGATTAAGAAGATTGTTTAGGGCATCGGCGAAAGGAATTGCTGTAGCACCCAAGACAGCACCCATAGGCCCACCAGCAGCGCCGATCTGTGCGCCAGCTAGTGTCGGTGCAATAGCCCTTGTCGCAAGGCCAGCAGCCCTATAAATGGGAGCCTCTTTTTGTGGTTGTTGCCCAGAAATAATTTGCAGACCCGCATCAGAAATAGAAGCAAAGTCATTTTTTGACAATGCTTCCAAGTCTTTTTCTGACAGCTTAGACAAATCCATTATTGTCCCCTTCTGCGTCTAGCAAGTTCAGCAGCAGCTTGCGCTGCCGAGTCAGCAGGTATTGTCACAGGAGTTTCCTGAACAGTAGGCATCTCGTAAAACTGAACCAACTCAGAAAGTTGCGGATTTTTTCTAAGTCGATCAACATTCCTTTGATGTGCAGAAATCTTGAATTTAGAAGTCTTCTCAAGAGCGCCAAGCAAAGAACTAACTTCTCCGGCAGTCATTGTCAAAAGATCGCCACCAGCAGCACGTTTAATCAGTGAACGCTCATTCTCTGTAATTGCGCCCTGCCCTTTCATTGCTTCTGCCGCATTCAATTCAAGACCTGCAAGTTGTTGCATTGCAACAGCCGTATTTTTTAACTTTTCTTGTTGATTAGCGCCTGCTACGCCGAATGAATCAGCAATCCTTATTGCGACTTGTTGAGCGCCTGACAACGGGCCAGAAAATACTTTTGCATCAGAAACAAGTGGCTTCAGAGTCTCAATTCTTGCCAGCGTATTAACAGCGCCTTGAGCAGCAGTAAAGGTATTTTCTACAGACTGTGCAACACCCTGACCAAATGCAGATGCAAATGATTTATCACCGACATTTACTGTGGTTGTGCTAGCCGGGCGTTTAGCTTGCAAAAGATTAATGTATGCCTTCTTGTCAGCATCTGGTAATTTTTGGAAATCAAGAAATTCTTGAATTGCACCGGCAGGCTTATCTGGCGCTGTATAAAGCGGCTGCATTGTGTCTTTATCAAGAACCACATTACCAACAGTTACCGTGTCTCGCTTCTTGGTTCCAGCCACAAGAGTTGGCGCACCACCAAATCTAGGCACTTCATATAACTGGCCTCCAACCTCCTTGTAAGTTGGCGCAAATTCAGCAAGTGCCTTCCTTCCCTCTGGAAGCATCATCAATTGGGGGGCAATAGATTGCACATCAAGCCTGGCAGGTTGCGGGAAGTTTGGCCCCATGACCTGCTGACCAGTAATATCCATCAAAGGTGTTTCTGTGGTCACCTCCGGCTGGTAAGCGCCTGCAATCCTTTGTTCAACAAACATCTGCCTGCGTTTTGCCGCTTCTGCCTCTGCCCTTTGTTGTTGCATCTGTTGCAACTGCGCCATCTGTAGGCGATCTGCCATCTGGCCTTTCATCGCTTGCTGATAGGCTTGCTGGCCCATCTGTAGACCCTGAGCGATAGATTGACCAGTCTTACCACCTTGAAACAAACGACCAGCAAGGGCATATAAAGCCTGCGCCTGGGCATCTGCTTGCGCCCGTTTAATGTCCTCTGGGGTCATCCCCAAAAGACTCAAACTCTCGCCGCCGCCAGTACCGAACACATCAAGAAGGCCAGCCATGTTTAATCTCCAAAGAGTTTGTTCCAGCCACTAGATAGCCAACCAGTGTTCTTCTCAATGCCTGCAAGGGTTGCCGCAGTACCCAACAAGTTCTGCAAGGTAGATGGGCCTTGCTCATATTGCATTGGCCTTCCCAAAGGATTGCCATAGACCGCATTGATGTAATTAGCAATATTTTGTTGAGGCTGGTTTTGCAAGAAGTTGAACCGCTGAATGTCACCCTGGCGCTGTTGTCCAAGATACCCCTCTCTGATCTGTCCTGCTTGCAACAGATTCAGGATGTCTTGGTAATCAGTCTGAGCCATCGCAGGCGCAGCAATCGTTGCCCCCTGCTGTCGGGCGCGCTCTGCCTCGTAGTTCTGAAAAGCAAGTTGTCCTGCTGCGTTTGCCAAAGACTGTGCAAATTGACCGGCAGCGCGGTTTTGTAGCGTATCCATCGCCCCGCCACCATACCGACCGGCTTTACTTGCGGCAGACCCAATAGACCCTAAAGCAGTCTCAAACTGTTGTTGCGCGGCTTGTGCGGCTGGTGCAAACGCACCCTGAAAGAACGGATTCCCAGCAAGATACTGCCCACCAACAGTCCCCAATAACTGCTGTTGCGCCGCTTGAGCCAGTGGAGAACCACCCATTGCCCGAGCCTCTAAAGCCTGAATGCCGGTCTGCGTGGTTTGCGTGGGGGAAACAAAGGTCTGACCAGGGTAGAACTGTGGCCCACCCTCTTGGTAGAGTCTCTGTGCTTCAGTCAGGCCATACTTCAAGAATGGCTGGATGACGGGATCAATTTGGGTTGCCATGTTCACTCCTTAGTGACGGATTCCACAGCGGTTGATCCTGCGAATCCATTATAAGCACTTTTAACCAATAACAACATAGGCATATGTTTTATCAGCAGTGCTGTTTGCGAAATGCGTCAATGTCGCAGACCCCTTGGTTTGGGCACTGGCATAAACGCTGTAATCTCCTGCGGCTGTTGTCCCGTTCGATGAGACATAGTTCACAGTCACAATCGCAGAGGGTGTTGCCGGTCTGGTTGGTGTTGTTTGAGTTGGCAGTTGCTCAATCCGAACATTGGTGGATGTTGTGTGCCACATGATTTCTACATAATCATTGGCGTTCATCTCAATCCAAAAATTGAGCGCGGCAATTAAGTGCCCATCCGTACCACCGTGACTGTTAGGAATTGAGTATTTGCTATTTGAGTTGGCAATATCAGTCCCGTTCTTTCTGAACCAAACATCCACATCCTGAATCTGCACATCAGTGTTTGCAAACTGTATACTAAATTGCACGTTGTAGATGCCATAACTCTTGACATTTAGTCTTGAGTCGTTGCTTACAGTCACCCCATTGGTGAAGTCTGTGGTGTTAAATTTGACCGCATACGCAGCAGTTGTGCTTGCAGCGGCCTGGTCTGTGGAGTCCTGAAAAGCCCCATAGGGTGTGCTGTCTGAAAAAGCAGCCGCAGAGAATGGGATCAGGAAAATCTTGGAATCAGGACTGATCCTGGCATCCGTCAGGGTTGTGGTTGTTGCGTTTCCGGTCGCCAGCGTCACCAACCCGGTGTTGTTTGATTTCCCATTCATCAGCCCATTGACGATCTCAGCGGTAGCCCGAGGGTCACCACCAAAAGCCGGGAGCGTTCTAAATTGGACTGTCATCTCACACCCTGACCTGTGATCTCAATATCCACCCCGACAGCGGTTGTCCAGTTATCGCCAGTTGGGGTAACTTTCAGTCGGTGATAGTTTCCATTTGCCCTTAGAGATACCCTGTTTTCAGAGTCTGCCGCCACCGCAGTGCCAAAGGTCAAACCATCGCTCAAAAGCGTCCTAGAAGCCACAGAAACGGTTGCAGAGCCGTTATCTACCTGTGGGCGAGCCAAGGTAATCACAGACCTTGTTCCTGCCCCCACATCCCCCGTAGTGACATATCCAGTCGCGTTTGGCCCGTTGTAAGTAACGACATACGCCCCGTCCGTTCCACCCAGGAAATACTTTCCACCCATATAAAGAACAGAATCCAGAGAAACCACCAGGGCATCGATGCTTGGGTTGATGGAGTCAAGCTGCTCAAGGGTCACCGCAGCAGTAGAGGCATCGGAAACATAATCAGCGTCCGTGTCTCCATATGTCCATTTCTGGGTCTTGAAGTTGTAAATTAACAACTGTCTTTGTGAAAACTTGGTTTTGAAGTTCCAGATCACCAGCTTACGAATGGGATCGATCGCTGCGCTCATGTTCTCAAAATCTGTCTCATCAGCGTTAGCAAAGAACCAGCGATCTACCTTCTCAGAACCAATCCCAACGACCTGTTGACCATCACACATATAGAACCCGTCATCAGACAGGAAGAAACTCACCCCTTGAATCTGTGCAATAGAAGAAGCAGCAAGACAACCCTTTCCCCTTGAGATGTTGTCAAACTGGAACACAAAAGGTGTCCCAATATAGGTCATGCGGTGGATAGCCCTCTCCATAAACACCAGGCCAAACTCACCACCACGAATCCCAAGAATCTGCCCACCATCAGGAATGTCCTGAAAATCAGCTTGTGTGACCTGACTAGAACCCCATGCGGTCTCATCATTGATCCCAGACCACCTGACCCTGGTTGGGTAGACAGTGCTGCTTTCAGTAGTAAAAGCGGTCACCACAAAATCCCGAACAACTGTCAGAAACTTACAGATCGGCGCTCCAGCAGCAAGATCAGCAAATAGTGATGATGTCCCCAAAGTAAACGCTTGCATCGGGTTGCTGTTGTTTGTCCCAATGATGACCTTGCCAAACTGCGTAAACCGAAATCTGTCGTTATTCGCACTCGGGGAATAGTTACCTGATTTCGATACGTTAGTAACAACACCAACACCAGAGACATCAAATATCTTCGTCAGTCCAGCAGCAAATAGCTTCGTGCCGCCTGTGGGCGTTTTAGCCGCAACGAGTGTGGTCAGGTTTTGATCTGCCGCCTGCGAGAACACAGCAGCCGTAGGTAGTGGGCCATAACCGACTGCCTGAGATACAACATTCTTTGCATCCGTCAAAGCCCCTGTAACACCAGGCTGGTCAGGCATCCACTCACCAAAGGTTATCCTTGTCGTAGCCATGTGTTACTTCCTTGTGCTTGGTCTGCCCAGGTATTACTGTTGGCAGCATCAACAGTCCAGTTATTGACCGATACATCTATCGGTGTCCAGGTGTTTGTATCGCTTGCACCAGGTGTCCATGTGTCCGTACTCACAGGAATCGGTGTCCAGTTTCTGCCATCCTGACCGGCGCAGGTAATTGTCGTTACGCCATCAATGTACGCAACACCGGCAAGAACCGCACTGGCATTGCAAGTGACTGTACCAACACAATCAACACTGGCCTGCCCATCAGCAACAATGCCGCCCAAAGCGGTGAACGTGCCATCACAAGTAATGCTGGCATCACCAAGACGAACCCTGATTGCATCTGCTGTAACAGTGGCATCCGAGGTGATCGATGCAACACCATTCGCAACAATCCCACCGAGACAAGTTACGCTTGCATCAGCAGTGATTGAAGCATCACCAAACTGCACCCTTGTCCCGGCACATGACACAGAGGACAGAGCAGAAACATCGGCAGAGCCATACTGGACTCTTGTTGCATCGCAAGATACAGAGGCACTTGCATCAATCTGGGCAGAGCCAAACTGAACCCTGGTGGCATCGCAAGAAGCAGAACCAGAAACATCAATCGATGCGCTTGCATACTGCACACGCACCGCATCAGCACTAAAGGTTCCGTCTGATGTTACAGATGCCGCACCGAACTGGACACGGATCGCATCCAGACTTACAGATGCCGTGGAGCTTACAGAGCCGTAAGCATCCCAAAGAGTGACAGAGGTTGTGTAAAGTGGGCTGTCAAGCGTGAGCGTAAGATCATCGATGCTCGACTTTAAGTTGTCGAGCGAATCTATCGTCCACGGTGGCAGCAGATCAGCCATTACGCCAGCGTCACACTCAGCGAACCAACCGCAACACGGAACACATCACCAGTGGCAATGGTCTTTGAAGCATCCAAAGCGGTATGGAACAACAAGTTACCACCCGTTGAGGCATCACGAATCCCGACATATGCAACTGTCCCCCATGACCCTGTGGCCTGCGGGAACTCAATCGCAGCAGTGTTCGTTGTCACCCCGTTGCTCGGTGCACCAAAGGTAATCGACTGCCGCGCATAAGCGTTGCCAGAAACCTCAGTCCCCGTATCCGCATCAGTCGGGTCAGTCGTGTAAAGCCCAAGATACACAGTCGCAGGACTTGTGTAAGTCGTATTGCGAAGAACCGCATTGATAAGTGCGTTCTCCAAATAATTACTCATTTCAGCCATTTTTTACCTCGCTACGGTTCGCATTGCCAAAGGAACACCAGAATACTGACCTTGCTCGTCAGACCTGGTAAGGGAACTCATGGCACGATCAAACATGACACTCCATGTGTTGACTCGCGCATCGTTCATCAAATACGGCTCGGCCTCAATCAAAGCCCCGTAAAGCAATGCATCTGGCGTATTTGCCAGGAATACATTGGAGGTGTTGGAATCGCTCAGGTACGCAGGAGCTGCGTAATAAAGCAATTTCAGCGTGTAAACCCCATCAGGGATTGGCGATAACTGGAACTCATTAGCCAGAACTGTGTAGTCCAATGGCTTGCCAGAACTCCAAGACCTTGTGTCTCTATTGAAGGCAGAAGGACTTGCATAGGCTAGAGGCTGAACAGGACTGCCAGTAACAACAAAATCCCTAACCTCAAGAAAATCATTAGGAAGCTCGACAGTAGCATCGCCAGAAGTTGTGGAGGTGGTGACAGTTTTGAGCATCTGACGAATCCGCACATCTCTTCGCAGGCGAATCTCAGCAAGCTGAATAAAGTCAGGAATTTGTGTGGTCAAGTCTGAACGGGCCAGATACCCGGCAACCGTAGTCTTGAGATCAGAGTAACTGGTGAAGGCCATCAGATAACTCCTGGTCGAGTGCGCCAAGCGCGATTTTCAGGGTTGTTCAGGAACATCGCAAACCGGGCATGATCTACCACTTGGAACCCGCGCATGATGCCCTGTCGATTCAAGTCATCAATGGCAGTAAAAGGAATTGAGGCAATCTTGTTGCCAAATACCTCGTCAGACCATCGCGCCCGTTCATCGTAAGAGTTGAACTCTTTCTTGTTTTGTTCAACCAAAGCAGTGACATCCTGAGCAGTCTGAATAATCAAACCACCCTCGCCATCAGCATGAGCAACGGATTTACGATATTCGGTCATGGTCAAATTCTATCAGTTACGCTTAAAAGAAAAAAGCCCCGACCTTGTGGGCCAGGGCTTCTTTTGGGTCACACCGGATTAGGGAGTGATGTCGGCAATGATGCCGTGTGCGGCTTCGTTCTTGACCTCAAGGGTCAGTTCAGCCAGGAGCTGAGTCATCTCGGCATCGCCGGTCTTAGCCAGTTCATTGGTCTGGAAAGGACGCAGGTAAGCAACAGCAGCCATGTCAGGATCAACCACAAAAGCGGTCTCATCGCATGAGTTGGTGCTGTTCATGAACCTGTTCGGAACGACCGAAACTGTCCCGAAGTCGCTGAGGTACACATCAGCAGCGCCGATGATGGTGGTAGGCTCGTTTGACGGAGCCATGTAACGCTGGGCAGCGATACCGGCAAAAGCCGATACGGTCTGCTTGTGACCAGGGTTGACCATCAACACTTTCGGGTTGCCACCAGACTGATAAACCTCTTTGATGACGGTCTTCAGTTCGGTTTCAGTGAAGGTGCGGTTCGTGCCGTTGGTACGGGCAGTCGTTCCC